ACTAATCTGCGCAAAACGTTGTTTTACTCAATTATATATCATCTCCAACAGTTTACACAATCAAGTACTTTATCACAGTAAAGCGCTAAAGTATTTCACTAATCTGCGCAAAACGTTGTTTTACTCAATTATATATCATCTCCAACAGTTTACACAATCAAGTACTTTATCACACTAAAGCGCTAAAGTATTTCACTAATTCAAGACTTTACTACACTAAAGCGCTAAAGTACTAAAGCACATCATGTATACATAATACATCAGTAAAACCTATTGATAATTTTAAAACCTGTGCTATAATATAATTACAAAAGGAAAGGAGATCAAAAGATGACAAAGGAAACAGCAAAAGCAATTAAGCAACTTATACCAAATCAGGACAAAACATTAATGATGTGTTCAAGCATCAACAATGCAATTGCATTATTAAAGCTTTACAAATTATCTAATCAAGAAATCAAAACAATCATAACCGCAATGGTAATTGGATAGGAGGAAATAACATGTTAGTATTTAACAAGAGAACTGGTCAGGTTGAAGAATTTAGCACTTTTGAACACTATATGGATGATGATCTTCGTGAACGTGTCGCGTGGGAACTTGCACCGTGCAGTGATAAGGATTTCATGGATCGCTATGTATATCTTCACTATGAAACTTTTGCAGAAGAATTTGAGATCAATTAAGGAGGAAAGGAATGTACATAGACTTTAAAGAATCTTTAGACATTGAACTGAAGGACTTACATTATTTGGAAAAAAGACATGATTTAGCTCCAAAACATTGGTATGAAATGTACGGTTTTTTGATCATACCTATTGAATGGAATTATTGCATTAAAACACAATTTAATAGAATTTTTGGGGATTTTCCGACAAAAGAAGAAGCAGAAGAATATATTTTACTTTATTTAAAAAATCACTATCTTTTCTTTGAAATTCCTGAAAATGAAAGAGAAAACTTTGAGTGTATTGCAAAGTCATGGGAAAACAGAATTTACGAAGATAAAGATGATTGGCGTTTGCATTTAACTATAAATGGGAATTATATTGAAAATCCTGAGGGTTACGTCTATTATCGGCGTTATTATAAAGCCAGTACAGCGATTGCAGATATTGCATATAGAAAGAGACATCGAAAACCGCCGCAGACAGAAAATGAGAAAAAGGGAATTAATCCAGAAACAGGAAGGTATATTTCCAGATACTTTGCAAAGAAAGCGAATAGTGAAAGAAAAAAGATCGTAAAAGTTGAAAATGAATACGTTCTAATGGATGAGACAGAATATTATGAATATAAGAAAAAATAACCGACAATATTTTTGGATAGGAATTATAATGTTAGTATTTGAGTTTATTATAATTTTCTTTTAAAGTATTACAGGAAAGGATAAAAATAAAATGAAAAAACAATATTTTTGGATAGCCATTGCAATCATAGTATTTGGTGTATTATATTTTGGATATAACTTATTTGTCTACTTACACACAATGAATATTTATAGTGAGGTGTTGCAGAATCTATGAGGAAAATTGAAGCATTATTTGAAATACGTGATAGAATATACAGAGATCAATCGTATAGTTTGTGGTATAATTTAGTTACTGATGATGTATGTTTAGATTTAAAGGACACAGAATGTGATCAAGTGAAATTAGGTTGGATAGATATTACCGATAAATTAGAGCGAATCGATATTTTAGATTTAAATCGTGTCATTAAAGAATTGAGAGATTCTTTATTGAACATATAATCTTTTCTTTTTTAAAATAGGAGGAAATAAAATGAACGAATTAAGTGTACAGAAAACAGTGCAGACATTACCTGAAGAATTGAAAATGAATGTTTTCAATGCTTTGAACAATCCTGATTACAAAGTTTCAGACTGTTACGGTCAGCAGATTGAAGTGCAGGCTTGGTTAGTTTATCCAGTAGAAATGAAATCACAGCAGACAGGGGAAATTGAAGTATTGCCAAGAACAATTATCATTGACACAGCAGGTAAATCTTATTCTGCGTTATCCAGAGGGTTTGCGGGTGCTGTAAGAAATTATCAGTTGATCTTTGGCGAGGAAGTCATTTTGAACAAACCGATTACTATTGAAATTCGTCAGGAAGGAACAGGAATGAAAAAGTATGCCACATTTAATTTAGTATAGGAGTTAAAATATGGCAAAGAAGCCGAAACTAACACAGGCTTACCGTAAGCGGCGTCAATTCGCCGCTTCTGCGGTAAGAAGTTATAACGCTGCGGTTACAAGGATTGAAAAACAGTTCGGCAAGAGCTATGCACCACCACGTCGTTCGGTGGATGAGCTAATGAAGAACTATCCAAACATGAAAGCATTACGTTCTGAAGTAAAGCAGATGAAGAAAATACCATCACCGAAGAATCTTGAAATTGTGAGAGTAAAAGACGTTTTAACATCTACTTATGCCATATCAGAAACGGCGAGATTAAATCAGAGAAGAAACGAAAAGAGAAGAAAAAGAGCAGAAAAATATGGTAGGTTTGTAGAAGGAAGATCTGGATGGACAGCATCACAAGAAAAAAGTTTGCAAGAACCTGTGCCCTTTGATGAAGCCCGTTTTAACGACCCAAATCAATGGTCAAGGTTTAAACGAAATCTAATGATTGACTTATCAAAAGAAAGAAATGTTGATTCTTATTATCAAAACTATTTAAACGGGATAGAAGATGAATTAGGCCCAGAAATACGAGGAGTAGTGGAGGAAGCGCTGGGAGATATTAGTCCTGAAGAATTTTACCAATTAGCGTTAACCGAAGATTATAGAGATGTGTTTACAATCGAATTTATAATTTACATGCCAATTTCCGCAGAGCAGAAAATTCAAGAATTATTATGGGGAATTGAGCAAGTAAAATCCTATGTCTAAGACGGAGATTTTTGCGGCAGATTTTGAAACAACAACGGATCCAGAAAAAACGGAAGTTTGGGCATGGGGGATTAGTAATTTAGATTGTATGTCACCCTTTGAATGCGGAACAAATATTCAATCTTTTATTGAATTTTGTTATAAACTAAAGAAACGAAGCAAAATCTATTTTCACAATCTCAAATTTGACGGAAGTTTTATTGTAAATTATTTACTACAAAACGGATGGACACATAAGCAAGAGAAGTTAGAAGAAGCATGTGAATTTCGGACATTAATTACAGATCGAAATCAATGGTATAGAATTGAATGTAATTTTTTCTATACGTCGCAGAAAAGAGTAACGAAAATTTTTAAAGTTACTTTCGTTGATTCATTGAAGTTGATTCCTATGCCGATTAGTAAAATGCCAAAGACATTTAACTTGGGAATTGAGAAGTTAGAAATTGATTACGATGAAGAACGAGAAATTGGAGGTTCGTTATCTCAGCAAGATTTTGAGTATTTAAAAAATGATGTCATTATTTTAAGGGACTCGTTAAATCAAATGTTTGAGAATAACATCAACCGACTAACCTTATCTTCGGCAGCGATGAATGACTTGAAAGAAACCATAGGAAAGCAAAAATTTGAACGAATTTTCCCAATATTGCAAAATGACGAACCGTATCTTACGAATTTAAACTTATCAAAGCAAGAAAATTTAGCATTATCGATTGATAAAGAATTACGACATGCCTATCGAGGAGGATGGACTTATTTAAAAAAGGGATATGAGGGGAAAGAATTTGAGAATGTAGTCGTATACGATGTAAATTCTCTTTACCCTTATGTCATGTCAGAAAATATATTTCCATTCGGAGCGCCGATCATCACCCATGATCTGGAAGAGATAACCGGATATAGTCTTTTTATTATTAATTTTGATTGTGAATTTTGGTTGAAAGATGGTAAATTGCCTACGATACAGATTAAAAATTCGCAGTTATTTAACGGAAGGGAGTATCTGGAAAATAGTAAAAGTGAAATTGTAAACTTAACCTTAACTTCGGTTGACTATGAAATGTTTTTAGAACATTATGAAGTAGCGTATTTTAGAGTGCATAAGGTTTACTATTTTCGTGGGACAGAAGATCTCTTCACTGAGTTCATCCAAAAATGGGCAGCAGTAAAAGAAAAGGCAGGAAGAGAAGGGAATAATGGATTACGTTTTATTTCAAAACAGATGCAAAATTCAACTTATGGAAAATTTGCGACGAATCCGTTAAAATCACAAAAAATTCCTTACTTAGAAAATAATATTTTACGATTTCAAACAATGTCACCAGAATTTCGTCCAGAATATTATTTACCTGTTGGGTTATTCGTGACTGCATATGCAAGAAAGCATATCATATCTTATGCACAGAAAAATTACGATAGCTTTATTTACTGCGACACAGATTCATTACATTTAAAAGAAAAATCAGACAATATCCCTTTGGACAATGAAAAATTAGGATATTTTAAAATTGAAAAAGAATTTGATCGAGCAAGATATATCAGAGCGAAACGATACATTGGAGAAAAAGATGGTGAGTTATTAATCACCTGTGCAGGTCTACCAGCAAAATGCTATGAACAAGTTACGTATGATAATTTTAAAACAGGTCAGATTTACACAGGAAAATTAATGCTTACGCAAACGGAAGGCGGGGCTGTATTAATTGAAACTACTTTTAATTTAAAATAGACTATACACACATTTTTTGATATAATAATTATGTACAGGTTAGCGGAAATAATGATGAAGGGAATCCACGGATTAAGCCCCGCCCGGACATCCATGGCTATGGGAATAGTGTTATTCTGCGCCTGTACATTCTTAAAAAGGGGCGAAAGAATGTATTATAGTTATGAAAATTGTTTAGAAAAGAAAGCGTTATTTAATTTTATTACCGGAGAGCGAGGAAACGGAAAGACTTACGGTTTTAAAACGCAGATTGCTTGTAAAAATTATTTTGAAAAAGATGAAAATTTTGTTTATTTACGAAGATTTGAAACGGAATTAGTAAAGGCGGCAAAGTCTTTTTTTAAAGATATAGAGCATTTATATCCGGAGAAAGAATTCAAAGTAACGACGGGGAAAAGCGGAACTTTTTTCTATGAGCGTGGACGTGAAGTAGAAAAAGGTGGATGGAAGCTTATGGGCTATGGAGTGGATTTAAATACCGGAGGGAAAGATAAGTCCGTATCTTACGCTGGAGTTACTTCCATATGTTTTGATGAATTTCAGAGCAAGAAATACTTAAAAAATGAGATTCGCTTATTTTTGGACCTTTATGAAACGATATCTCGAATGAATGATGTTCCGGTATATTTTCTATCCAATAGTATTAATGTTTCCAATGTTTATTATGATTATTTTAACTTATCCCAGCCTTACGGGAAAAAACGTTGGAAACTAACGGATAATGGATTAATTTACTTGGAGCACACTTTATCTCAAGATTATCGGGATAAGAAAAAATCAACTCGGTTTGGGCAGTTGATCGAGGGATCTAAGTTCGGACAATATGCAATAGATAACGAATATGTTGAAGATACTAAGGACTTTATTAAAAAGAAAACCGGAGATGTCAAGAGCGTATGCAATCTTGTGTATCTGGATAATGAGTATGGCCTTTGGTTTGATCGCAGAAATGGTTACCTGTATATGGATTCTACTTTCGACAAGTCACGTGTAACCTATGCATTAACCAGAGAAGACCATACCGAAAATACCTATTTTGCAAATCGAGGAAGAAAAATTGCGTGGCTGAATCTGATGATTCAGGGATACGAGCAGGGATTTCTATATTTTGAAAACCAGCGTGTTAAGCGGATTGGTTTGGAGATTTTAAATATGATCCGTTAAAGGAGGGTCGAATGGAACAGATTATGTCTTATATTTCCACGGTAGGATTTCCGATCGTGATGTGTCTGCTTTTTTATTATCAAATGACAAAGTCAGATGAACACATGAATGAAATGTTAACACAGATTAAGGTTATGGTGGAAGAAATTAAAAAGGCGGTAAACAATGGCGGTACAGACGTATAGCATGAGAACTGACGCAAACACCAATGTATCGGAACATTTTAAGGTTCGCGAGTTTGCGTGTAATGATGGATCGGATACCGTGTTGATCGACGATGCTCTTGTCGAACGATTGGAGCGGATTCGTGGAGTCTTTGGCTCAGGAATCACGATAACCTCCGGATATCGCACGCCGTCATATAACGCAGCGGTTGGCGGAGCATCGAGCAGCCAACATGTCAAAGGCACCGCGGCGGACATTCAGCTTCGCGGAGTTCCTCCCTTAGCGGTGGCGAACTATGTTGAAGAAACATTTACTACCGGCGGAATTGGCGTCTATAGAACATTTACTCATGTCGATGTGAGAAGTAGTAGGGTGATCTGGAAAAATAACGGGTCTAATACGTCTTCCACTACGGGAGCATCGGAAGGTTACTGGAAAGATTTTCAAAATGGTGCAGACCCCGGCGGTGGCGGCGAAGGTGGCGGGGGAGAATCAGGAGCAATCGATGTTATTGTACGAAGATTCACGGTAGTATTTAAGCGTCCGAAAGGGAAAACCTATACGGCAACTTATTTTCCGAGTTACTGTAACGGTTGGTGGTACTTTAATGATTCCGAATTTTATCGCTGTGATGATATTTTGGGAAACTATCAACAGTATTTTAAAGCTGGCTACTGGGCGCATATTACTCACATTCAAAATATCACAGCTTCAAATATTCACTTAACAGGAGGTTCCGATGGTTAAGAAATATACCGATTTAAATTATAAAGTTGGTAAACATTTTAAAGTAAAAGAATTTCAGAGTAAAGACGGGCATCCGGTGGTTTTAATTGACGATGTATTGGTAACAATGCTGGATCAGATTCGTGATTATTTTGGAAAAGAAGTTATTATCAATAGTGGATATCGTACCGCGTCACATAACGCAGCGGTTGGAGGTGTGGCCAATTCACAGCATACTCTTGGAAAAGCGGCGGATATTGTTGTAAAAGGTGTTCCACCAGCAGCGGTGCAGACCTATGTCTATGACCATAGTAAATATACGGTTGGAACGTATACGACGTTTACTCATGTAGATACTCGAACAACCGTAAAGTTATTCCGTGGAAATACGGAATTTGTTCGGGCCAATTATGAAAAATATAAAGCCGAAGAAATTAAGGAGGAAACAGAAATGGCAGAAAAAAGATACCAGAAATTAGAAGAAATTCCTGATTACGCAAAAGAAATTATTGAAGATTTGATCAAATCTGATATAATTAAAGGTACAGGAGAAGGTTTGAATTTGACAGAAGATATGCTCCGTGTGATTGTTATTTGCTATCGCATGGCTCTTACGAACGCAAATAACATTTATCAGCTTGCGAAAACTTTAGGAGGTGAAACGAAATGACGGTATATGAAGCTTTAGACATTGTATCGCAGGGATTTGCAGAATCGGATGAAGGACTGGAAGCGGTAAAATATATCTCTGATTACAATAAAGAATTGGAGGGAAAGATCGTAGCACTGGATGAAGCTTTGGCTTCCGTTTCCGCAGAAAAAGATGATGCGCTGCGGTCTTACGACGAATTGAAAAAGAAGTATGTAGAGCGTTTTATGAGCGGAGATTCCCAGGTGAACTCTGACACCGTTGTGTTAGATGAAGGTGAAACCGCAAAGAGCGCAGAAGAAGTAACATACGATGATTTATTTGAGTATGAAGAAAATTAATTGAGGTGAAACATGGCTACAAAACCAAAGACTACAAAACTTACGAAAAACGGGGTAGAAATTTTAAATGCTATCCGTAATGACGCTTCTCTTTCCTTTCAGGAAAGGGTCCCAGCAGCGACACAGGAAGATATCAGAGAATACGGGTCTGCGATTTTACAGTTTCAGGCGCTTCAGAATGAATTTGTCGACGCGCTGGTAAATCGTATTGGTAAGGTGATCCTTTCCAGTCGGCTGTATAAGAATCCTTTTGCGATGCTGAAGAAGGGTATGCTGGATTACGGTGAAACGATTGAAGAAGTATACACTTCCCTTGCGAAAGCGAAAATCTATGATCCGGAAAGCGCAGAAACGGATTTTATGAAAAGAGAAATGCCGGATGTGCAGTCAATTTTTCATAAAATTGATTACAAAAACTTATTTAAAGTCACGGTACAGAGAAGAGATCTTGAACGGGCGTTCTTGTCTGCGGATGGGGTATACAACTTAGTCAGCGATATTGTTTCTTCGCTTTACTCCGGCATGGAATATGATGAGTTTATCACCATGAAACAGCTGATTGTAGAATATGCAAAAAAAGGACTTTTCTATGAAGTAGAAATCCCTGCGGTGACTGCGGATAATATGCGAGGTATTATCTCTACGGTAAAGGGCTATTCGAATAAGTTTACTTTCATGTCGACACAGTATAATGCGATGGGTGTACCGACCTATAGCGATCGATCTTCACAGATCATCTTCATTGATTCTGACTTTGATGCACTGATGGATGTCGAAGTCCTTGCTGCTGCGTTCAATATGGATAAAGCGGAATTTATGGGAAGACGAATCCTCATTGATAACTTTGGAGAACTTACCGGTGCGAAGTTACTCCTGTGTGATGAGTCATTCTTCCAGATATATGATGTCTTGATGCAGTTTGAAAGTGTACGAAATCCGGAAGGTCTTTATTGGAACTATTTCCTTCATAAGTGGACGGTATTCTCAGTGTCCCGTTTTGCAAATGCTGTCTTATTCACAGTTCCTGAAAATGAAATCACAGGAATCACACTTGCCCCATCAAATTCTACCGTACAGAAAAACCAGTTGCCGAGAGACATTACGATCAACGCTACAATTGCAAGTACTGGCGAAGTAGATCAGACGCTGGAATGGGAAATGACAGGAAATGAATCTACCGAAACCACAATGACGATTGTAAATAATACACAGGTAAAAGTTCATGTTTCAGCGAATGAAAAAGTACCGAACAGTTTTAATGTTGTAGCTAAATCAAAGTATTTCCCAGTAAGCGGAAGTGCTACCATTAATACGGTACAGAATCCATAAGCATTTTACATTCTTACTCCTTTTCTATATAGATGTAAGCCCGCAGCAGCTTTGTTGTGGGCTTATTAAAAATTGAGGTGAAATTATGATTCGACCATTAATTGGTCCATCCACAACCGTAAGAGTTTGTCAATCTATCCCGCTGGATAACACTTATACGGATACGATTCTTTTTACGTCAAAGAGTGCGCAGGAAAGCTATTTTGCCAGTAAGACGAAAAAGACATATTCCGGTTTGACTTATCAGCGGTTAGCTTCCAACTCTTCGACTTGGGCAATATTTTTGGAAGACGTTGCAGATTATTTTTACGACTGCAACTATCTTGCCTTTAAAAATGGTGGCTTTGGAGATAAATGGCTTTATGCTTTTATTTCCGACATCTTGTACATTAATGAAAACTGTACCGCGTTAACCTTTGAGATCGACGTGATGCAAACTTGGCTATTTGATTTTGAAATTAAAAAGTCATTTATCGAGCGGATGCATGTCTCGGACGATACAATATCCAGAAATGTGGTAGAAGAAGGCCTGAATTTCATGCAGCGGTATGAATACTACAAAATAGAACCATCGGGGCTGTTTGGTGGTACCTCTTCTGATTTATCGAAAGATTATTCCTCTGTCGTATTAATCGCTACCTCGGAAGACTGTGATCAGGACGACGAAATGCGAGAGGGGGAAATGATTCAAAATACCTATCAAGGTTTAAAATATATTGCTTTTCCTATTTATATAAACCCTTCCGCCTGTCTGAAAGCTTTAAATGAATGGTTGAAAAAGATGAATGAATCGGGAAAAGCCGGTGCAATTAATTCTATTTCCATGGTTCCTGCCACCGGGCTTTCAATGGTTCAAGAAGACGGGTGGAAGTACAAGGCGGAAATTATTGACGGTGTAATACGTGAACAGAGTTATGAAATTAATTACACTAATTTAGATGATGATTATGTTCCGAAAAATAATAAGTTATTTTGCTGGCCATATCATTTCTTTACAATAACAACTATGGACGGGCAAAGCTACGATTTCAAATATGAGGATATTATTGAAAGTGACCCTATTCCCGGAAATGCGGAAATGAAATTTAGCTTTAAGTTCGCTTTTGGTCCAAACCCTACTTATTTTATGTTTCCACAATATTATATGAAACATGAAAATAATATTGATTATGGTGTAAAACTTACCGGTTTTCCTCAGTGTAACTGGAACTTTGGAGTATGGGAAAACTACTATGCGCAACAGGATACCAATATTACCCTTGGTATGATCGCTTCAGCACTTGGTGCAGCGTCGCAAGCGTCCGGTTCTGTTGTAAATGATGCTGGGTCGAAAAAAGGGCTTGGTGTAGGAACTGGAATGGCGATTGCTCAGGCTGGGATGGGTGCGCTCCAAGCAGGACTTACTACCTTCGGCGGTCTTTCCGTGCAGAAGTCTCAGCCAGATCAAAGCCGAGGAGCAAGTAATGTCGGCGGTGTCAACTATAACTTGGAAACGATGGATTTTTGGATCATCCATAAACGCCTGCACTGGGGGTACGTTGTTAAAATTGATGACTACTTTACTAAGTTCGGATACCGGGTGAATTCCACTGGTGTACCGAATTTACATACAAGAAAATACTGGAACTATCTCAAGTTAGATCAGCCGTCGGTAACCGGAAACATGCCTGTTGGAGATATGGCTGCGATTAAGCAGATATTAAGTAACGGCATCACTTTTTGGCACACTACTGATGTAGGGAACTATGATCTAAACAATAATGAGGGGGTGCTTGGACATTGAAAAAGTTCGGAGTTCGCGGGCTACCGTTGGAATGGTCCGATAAATCTATCTTAAGATTAAAAAATGCAATATTTAACGATTACTATAATCGTATTCGCAATATTGCATTATCCCGTTATGAATGGAATAACCTTCCAGATGATATGAATGAGCGATATATCGAGTGGGTGCTTTTTTATAATGGAAAATGCGTACTCTTTTACGATGAGATTCTGGAAAAATATCTTTCCCTTGAGTGTACAACCACAGGGGAGATGGACTTTTACAACCTACCGAAAAAGATTACCGCTTATTCCACCAACGTAAATTATACTTATAAAGAACTCGATACGAAAAACTGTGCCCTTTGCTTTAATAATTTAAGCTGGCTGCCGGATGAACCGACCGCTTACTTATTCGCGCAGAAGTTGACGAGCATCGAAATGAATATCCTATCCAATGTAGAACTACAGAAGTTCTCACTGATTGTCAAAACGCCGGAGAAGAAAAAGTTAACATATAAGAATCTGATGCAGAAATTCTTTGGTTATCAACCGTTTATCATGACAAGTGAAGGTACTCCGATTGATAATATCGAAATCCTCAATCAGAATATTCCATATATTGCCGACAAGCTGCAAATCCAGAAGATTAACACTTGGAAGGAAATGTTAACTGCCTTTGGTATCGTTACCCCGGCAAGTGAGAAAACGGAGCGATTAGTATCCAATGAAGTAACCGCCGGCCTTGGTTACTCCGAAATGGCTCAGAATGTCGGTCTTGTTTCCAGACGTCAAGCTGTAGAACATTTTAATGAGTTATTTGGTACAGACGTAACGGTGAATTTCCGGTCGAATCTGTATGCAGATCTACTTGGAGAACCAACGCAGGGATACCCCTACAATACTTATGGAACTAAGCAGGGAGATGATTCCGTTGATACGACCGTAAAGAATATCCTTTCAAGGGGGGTGAGGAGTGATGAGTAGCACAACAACTATGGTGCGCTGGTATTGCGAATATTTGTATAACCAAGTAATCAACGACAATACCAAGCCCCCAAATAATTGGGTCACGGATGTAAATACCATCATCCCCGCCGTATGGGAAAAGATATTTTATGAGTTTCCCATCTGGGAAGAATCCTATCGACCTACCCTCTGCCAAAAGATTTTACGGCATTATTACTTCCGGGAAATTGGCGAGGAAACGGTAGAGTTTTGGAAGCTACGGTTACAGCAAACCCTCGGTGAGATCATGCCGTATTATATTCAACTGTGGGAAACAACACAAGTAAAATATGAAAAACTTTGGACAAGAAACTACATTGAAAAATATCTCGGAAATGAAAATCGTACCGAAGACAAGACATCAAACGAATCAAGCGACTATCATGACACTGCGACAACTTCTGATACAGCAATTACGTTAACTGATTTTACCGACGATGCCAAGACCAATATCAAACAGACGGGAAAAACACATGACGAAGGTACCAGAACTTATTCCGAAACGGTAAAAGATGTGGCATCCAACACCCCGATGAATCAGTTAACATGGAACGATCTGGAAAATAATCTATATGCCACCTCAACAGATTTTCGTTCCACCTCGGGAAATGAGAACACAACGAATGACGGTACCTCAGAGAATACAACGGATCAAACCTATAACGATACTTCAAACACAAAAGTTGATTCTACTTATGATCGTCATTTTACCGATGAAAATAGCCGTGATACGGACTATACTCATAACGTCAAGGGTAAAACGAATACTGATTATATTCGTGAAATCACCGGTTGGGACGGCGTAAACCCGAACGATCTTATTTTAAAGTGGAGAGAAACCCTTTTAAATATTGATGTGATGATTATTGAGGAGCTGGAAGATTGCTTCCTCGGCGTATATTATTAGGAGGTAACTATGAGATATTTAAACCCACTTCGCTATATCCACTATCACACACAGTTAGCAATTCCGACCATCTATGATGATTCTCTCTCGTTCTACGAGATTATGAACAAGACGAATCTGCACTTCAATGAAGTGATCAATGACATGAATGAAAACTATGAAATCATTGATAAGGCATTTCAAGAGGTTCTTGAACAGACCAACAAATGGATGGAAGAAGCGAAAGCGCAAGCAGATCGGGCAGAACAAGAAGCGAATAAATCGCAAGCGTCCGCAGAAGCTTCCCAGCAGGCAGCGGAAGATGCTCGCAATCAGGCAAACCGCGCATCATCTGAAGCAGACCGCGCCAGACAAGAAGCGGATAATGCGGAAAATTCCGCAGCGGATGCTTTAGAGCAGGCAAATCGTGCAGAAACAGAAGCAAACCGCGCACAGACAGAAGCGGGTAACGCTGCTGCTTCTGCCACCGAAGCACAGAAACAGGCAGCAGCGTCTGCCAATTCTGCGACACAGTCTGCGGCATCGGCTACTGAAGCAAAGAATCAAGCAGATCGTGCGCAGACAGAAGCCACAAACGCTGCGAACTCTGCCAGTGAAGCTAATACGCAAGCTGATCGAGCGCAGTCTGAAGCAGAAAAGTCTGCAACTTCCGCAGAAGAATCTGCACAGTCGGCAGCGAACGCAAAGACACAGGCAGACGCTGCTGCGAACTCCGCAACACAGGCAGCGCAGAGTGCTACGGATGCCGCGAACTCCGCAAAAGAAGCAGCGGATACTCTGGATGAAGCAAAAGAAACTTTTGTAAAACGCGCTGGGGATACGATGTCGGGTAAGCTTACCATCTCTTATGGAGGTCTTTCTGTTGATGGATCCGCTGACATATCAGGAGATCTTAACACGGGTCGTTTACAGGTTGGTAAACCCGACGATCATAGGGATACCCATTTATACGGAAATCTTTATCTCAATGATATGTTAAACATGAGTATTGGTAGCAATGTTGCCCTTAAATTTGCTAACCTTCAAGATGGATTGAAACTTTACGCTCCTTTATCGTTTGAGCCTTCTCCATTGAGAATTTCAAATGTGGGAAATCCTCAGAATGATTTTGATGCTGTAAATAAGATAACATTGGATAGTAAAGTAAATGGTATTAATGCTGAACTCACTGACGTAAATAATCAGATTGCGACTCTTACGACAAGAATGGGTACTGCAGAGAAGAATATTACGAAAAATACATCTGATATCGCTTCACTTACTAATCGTGTGACTACGAATGAGACGAGTATCAATAACATTAATACTGAGATCACTAATATTAAACAGGACATTACCACCGTGGAAGGTGACTATGTTAAGAAAGCTGGCGATACCATGACCGGCAATCTCACTATGGGACTGAATCAAATCGTGATGGATACCGGTCATATTATGGCTGGAAATAATACGCTTCTCTTCGAAGGTTATCCGTTAATTGATGTTAACGGCGCAAAGATTTCTATGATTGCTGATCCTGTGGAGGGGATGGATGCCGCAAACAAGGAATACGTTGATAATGCTGTTGCTGGGGTAAAACCTACTGGAGATTATCTGCCACTGACTGGTGGTACGATGAGCGGCGATATCAATATGGGAGTAAATAATTCCGTTCGTTTCGGTGCGGCGAATTATGCTCTCTATCAGAATAAAGATACTGGACATTTGGTTCTTACGGGTAACTCCAATACTGACATTGTAGAAATGAACAATATTGGTACGCTTCAGTTTGGAAATAAAACAACAATCCGAAATGTGAAAACTCCTACGAATAACGAAGATGCCACGCCGAAATCATATGTTGATGGTCAGATTAGTATTGCTAAAAATGATGTACAAGAACAGATGCAAGGCTATTTGCCGCTCACTGGTGGAAGACTCTCAGGCAATCTATTGATGGGAACAGGAACTCAGATTAACTTTGAAGAAGGTGTACATTTAGCGTATGCTACAGATTTCGGTTTTGATGTACAGACAAATGGAGGTTCTGTTGGAATCGTTTCAAATAACATTATTCATACGGACACCCCGATCGCTCTTGATAGTAAATTAATTACTTATTCCATTAGCGATGTTTCGGTCGTACCGGGCACTACTGTTAAACAGTATAATTGTGATGGAACAGGCTTTCAGCAGATGAGATTTTCTGGATTCCGGAACGTAAAATTTGCTTCTTCTCTGTTGGTAGATGAAGACCCAAACGAAGCAATGCAGGTTGCGACGAAACAATACGTCGACCAGCATGCTGGGGGCGGGGGTGAATATGTTCCTCTAAATAATAACCTTATTTGTTA